CGTTCCGGTAGAGGCTGCGCGTCATGTCGTAATTGACAGTTGACGCCTCCCCTGCCGGATGCTTTGTCGACCAGAAGCGTGTGCCGTAGTAGCCGACGAAACCACGGACTCCGGAGAACGAAACCCATGAGAACGGAGTGATGATCCGAGACAGGTCGGTCGTCATCTCGGACAATTTCCGCCAGGCTCTACTCAATGGGTTCATCGTCTGGCTCACCCTCGATATCGGCATGGACGGTCAGCAGTCCTTCCAGCTTCTCGATCAGTTGTGCAGCCTCCTCCTGAATTTCAGGCTTTGCCTCACGCAGCCGCTCCACGATTCCCTCGTCGGTGAACGTCGTGCGATCCTCGTTGACCGTGTGACGCTCCTGCCTCGATGCCTTCGGCATGCCACCACGGTCGAGAATGTCGCCTGCGGCTTGCAGGATGATCTTGTCGTCCGGCGAGCTACGCATCACGTCGGCAATTGCAATGACCGCCTCGATCATGTAGCCCTGGATCAGTTCCAGCGCCGCGCGCGGGAGTGCAGCACGAAGCGCTGCGATTTCCTCCGAGATTTGCGGCTGCGCCAGGATTTCACGAACCTGGCTCCGTGAAATTCCTACGACCTTGCTCATCTGCGTCTGCGAGTAGCCCGCCACTTTCAGGATCACGATCATGTTCTCGACGTGCGGAATTTCAGCCGGGAGCAACTTTGTCCCGCGAGTGATGTTCAGCTTGTACTTGCGACGGACTCGCTCTGTCTCGCGCTTGCGCTCTTCAGCGCGGCGGTCGGGAGTTGAAATCCTGCGCTGAGTCGTCATGACCGGATCAGGTTGGAGTTGAGAGCGCTTGAAATTGCGACTGGAACATGCAACGGTGGCTTACCTCCTGCCGCGACGGTTGCGAACATTCCCGCGTGGTGCCAGTGGTCGAGGTTGCGGTTCTTCTTCCAGCGGGCGACGATCACGCCTTTGGAATTCTCCTCTTCCACGCGCACCATCTGAAGCTGCTGGTAGTAGAAGCCGTTGAAATCCTTCCTCGGCATCTCCTCGCCAAGCTCACGCGCATCGATGGGTAGAATTGCCCTTCCGTTTATGTAGTCCGCGACGAATGTGTCACAGGCCATCGTCTTATCGATGTTGACCCTGCCCGCTTCTCCCTGCTTGAGCGTGTGCCACGTCGCCATTTCACTTGCCTGCTCCCTGTCGTCGGTGAAACCGAGTCGCAGACGACCGTGGTATTTCATCGCCAGGTCGTGCGCCTTCGACTTCTCCGGGTGTGCGTCGATGACGCCGACCCAGGAGACAAGCCCGCTGAGAAAATTGTCTAGCTCATCCCACTTGCGGAAGAGCTTCAAATTCCAGAGCATCTTGCGGCCGTGAGGATCGAAGTGCCAGCACCAGACGTGAATCCATGTGCCAACGTCGATCCCCACGGCCAAATAGGAATTAGGGATGCCCCCCGTGTGGTAGCCCTTCTTCCTGCAAGAGTCGAGTAATTCGATTGTCACGCGGTCGCCCTTGGCCGAGAAAGCGCGCCCCATGTTCTGCTGCCAGAACGCGCGCAGCTTTCTCACGTCGCGCTCGCCGAGGAAATAGTCCTTCATGATTTCATCGAGCTTCTGCGTCGGAGAATTCAACTGCGAGATGTGGTATCCGCGTAATTTTCCCTCGATGTTGAACGGAGTCCAGCGTCCGAGCGCGTTCAGTCCCGGCCTCTCCTTGTCCTTGATCTGCCGGTGGCAGTACGCGCATTCCAGGACACAGGTGTCGTTCGTATCTCCGAGCTTCAGATTCGTGTAGTCCAAGTCCGGCTCATCGAAATTCAGGACTTGAAATCTTCCGCAGCCGGGACAGGGAACTTCCCAGCGGTGCTGATCGGATGCGTCCCACTCGTCTTCCGCGTAGACGCCGTAACCCTCGACGGTCGGAGTGGAGAGCTTGATCAATTTCTGGACAGTGCTTCCGTCCATCCGATGCTTCGCGTCGGACAGGTTCTCCTCGACCATCCTGTCGCGCTCGTCCCACATCTCGAAATCTACTGGAATTTCCTGAAGCTCACGGGAGATGTTCGTCCCGCGCACATACAAATTCACCCCACGGGTGGTCTGCTTGTGCAGGCGGTTGTCCACCGAGCTGAAATTACTTTCCAAGTAGGGAGTCGATTCGATCACGGGATCGACTCTCGCTTGAACGAAAGGAATCGCGCCGGTCTTGATCGGCAGCAGATAGAGGCCGTTCCATCCGCGCTCGACCACGTTGTGCAGGCTCTTCGTTACGAACGTAACGGTGAAAGCCATCTGTGCCGCCTTGGGGATGATAATTTCAGGTGAGTAGTCCCTGATCACCTGTCGCACGTACTCCCGCCCCTCTAGGCTGAAGGGACGTGCATCTACTCTCAACCCCATCCTAATTGCCCACTCGTCAGGACGAGCTAGCTCGCGGATGCCGCTACGCCGTGGCTCTGCCTGCGGCTGCTTCGCTTTCCTGATAACGGATTTCTGTTGTGTAATTTGCGGCATCACGCTTCGATAAGGAAAACGCTAACCCAATTGAAGAAGAGGGCCGGAAAAAACCGGCCCTCTTTGCGCATCAGCCCGAATGTCACCACCGAGGATCGCGGCGGCGATTTCAGTGTCGCACAGCAAGACGCCCCTGTACCCATTCGGCTATTCGCGCGCCGACTGCCCTTGGTACGCGCCTTGGGAGCACGGACAGTAATTGGGCCTTGGAGGCGTCTTGCTCAGCACACAAGTTGGGGGTCGGGTTATCATCCACGACAATTCCCGACACATCGGTTTTCGCACAATTAGTGGTTTATATGCGCTCCTTTACGGAAGACGGAATTCACTTTCTGTCTCACTGTCCGCCCTGTTCCGTGATCCTCCGCGTATTGAAGGAAGATGCGCTCGCCCTCAGTCTTACCATACGTCTTGACGAAGCGGCCAAACGCCTTCTGTGTAGTCTTCGGCTGCGCTGAAATTTTGAAGGGTAAGGTCACGTACGGGGCCACTCCTTTGTAATTTGCTCGTCAGGTGGCCTGTGGTGGTCGTAGTCGTGCTCGACAAAGAAGCCGACCCGTGTTTTCCCGACCGGAGGAGTGGGAGCTTTCCTGAGAAATCGGTAGAGAAGGATCATCGCCGTGATCAGAACAATTGCAGCGATAATGGCGAGCAAGATGCCCTGCGTCCCGTTGAAATCCATTTCAGCCTGCCACGCAAGTCCAGATAGTCGTCTGACCGCCTGGTGCGTTGAATTTCACGGCTTTGAACGTCGAGCCGGTCGGACAACTTTCTGCGCCCGGTGAGCCTGGATCGCCCTTCGGGCCTGCTGGGCCTGGATCACCCTGTGGCCCTTGCGCTCCGGTGCCGGTCGGAATGTTGACCGTGACGGTTTCGGTCGGAGCCTGAAATACCGAGCCAATTACGCCTGAAGCAAAAAAGCCTGCGACTGCTGCGAGAATTCCACTCGCAGACAAAAGCAACCACGTCCTCCATCTACTCATCCTTCAGCACCCCGCTGTCAGTTTGAAGGTATTTCTCCCGTGTCTCTAGCCCTGACATGAAAGCGTTGATCCGCTCTTTGCAATTCCTGTCACTGCGCTTCGCCTCGTAGCGCAGGGCGAGCCAGCCGGTGAGGACACTGCCGATCCCGGACAGGAACGCCGCAGCGGCCGAGAGGAAGTCGCCGGATAGCTCAGCGAGCATTTCACTCAGGGTACCCGCTTCGGCACCCACATCGTCAACCGGCCACAGCCTGAGCAGGGATATTGCCGGTGGGTTCGGCTCATCTTCTCAGCCCAATTCTGCCACTGCACATAACCTCGCGGCCCTGCTTTGTAATTTCTTCCTTTCATGCCGCAGTACGAGCACTTGGGCACTAGCGCCTCTTCCTGCGTCTGCTTCCCTTGGAGTAGACAGAATTTGCTTTGGCCGAGTTGGACTTGCCCCGGCCGTACTTGTTCGCCTTCGCGTAGAAGACGCTCGTACCCTTCTTTTTGCCGTAGCGTTTCCGCATCGCGGCAAGAGCCTTGCGCGATCCTTTCGAGTACGCCCTACGTGGCATTTCAATTTCCCCCTATTTCATGCAGCGGAACCTACAACGATAGCCGTACGTCAAGCCGTTGTCGTAGACAAGCTTCTTGAAGCGCCACTGCGGGCCGAGTCGCATGCACTTCAGGCAGCGGACAGAATTACTCTTCCGCTTCTTCAGCGTTTTCCAGAAGCGCACGGAGGGCAAGAAGCGACTCCTCGTCTATGTCGATTTCGTCGGGGGTGAACGTGATGAACGCGACCGGGGGAGTGCCGTCACCGAGGATCGTCAAATTCAGTTCCGTGACAAGATCAAGCTCCGTGTCGTCCAGGTAGACATGGAAGTCTTTGGCGTCCCACTTGATCGTCTCGTCCGCCAGGTCTGCGTGGTACTCAACCTTCAGCCGCATCTCGTACCTCCTTCAGTCTTGTCGTCCCGTTTGCAATTTCAAGCCACAGTTCGACCTTCTGCCGCCGCAGTGCGTACGTAAGCTCCATTGCGCGAACCGCAAGCTCCTCGATTTCATCGACTTCCAGTTGCTCGATCAGATTCTCGATCTGAAAAAACAACTGGCGCATTTTTGCCGCAGTTGTGCTCACTCGTCTAATTCCTCCTCATGAAATTCGGGGATGAACTTGAAGACCATCCGGCCCTTGTAGCCGGTCGGAATCTTCAGCGTCACATCTTGTGTGCATTCCCACTCGCCCTCGTCCTGATCGATTAATTTCATGAAATCGACGGCCTGCTTGGTCATCTCGTCGATCACGTCCTGCTGGGAATTATGCTCTGACTCGATCCGGAATCTGGTGATCATTCCATCCGCTCCTTGAGCATTCTGTCTTGCTTCAGCCGCTCGGACTCGATCAGTGTAATTACCTCTGCCTCGCGATGCTGTTTTTTCAGAAGATGGAGATGGTCGTGATCGGCCTCGGAGCGAACCCAAAAACCGGCGATGAAGCCGATGATGAAGATCGCGATCATGACGAGGATCATCACCGCTCCAATCCGTAGAAGTAAGCGTCGATCACAATTCCATTTTGCAGGAAGACGGCAGCGGCCGAAGAGCCGTTCTCGTCCTCCTCGTAGAAGTAGACGTGACTCGCGTTCGAAATGAATTCGTTTGCAACCTGTGCAGCCGAGTCGGTCGCATCGACGGAGGAAACGACGATCAGGTCTACGTCCTGGCCCTCGCCGAAGAGCGTAGAGCCTGTGATCCCGACGACGTAGCCTCTCGCCTTGGCACGGGCCGAGAACGTGTCGTATGCGAATTGTGCATCCTCGGGAGTCGCATACCTGGCACCGTGCAGTAATTCCATTGAGTCGGCCATCCGGCTTCCTCACTTTCTCCCATCCGGGATTGAAATTACAGGGAGGGCCGACCCGTGAGCTAAACGCCTCGACCCTCCCCGCATGCCGCCACGCAGGGGAGTACCTGTGTGGTGGAGCCAAGATAACAGAGGGCCGTCCCAATGGCTAAGAACGGCCCTCCGGAGCGCTGGGGAAACGCTGGAAACCCCTGGCTCGACGCCGCCGAGGAGCGGCTGTCAAAAGGTAGCAGGGAGATGCGGGAGGGGGTTCTCGCGTAAGTAGAAAAAAGCCCCCGGTTCCTGCGGCGGAAAACCGGGGGCGGGGTCAGGTGGATCTAGCAATTCCGCCTGCGGTTGAGCGGAACGCCACCGGGGTTATATCAGAAATCGAACCGTTCCACTTCCTTCACCAGTTCGTCATATTCCCGCTTCTGAATGTCGGAGAGCATCTCCCTGCCCTGAAGCTGTAATTTCTTTAGACGCCGCTTCTGAAGGATGAGATGCTCCTTCAGAAGCGAGCTTTGAATCGGGTCGAGACTGTCTCCTCTTTCGACCATCCACTTCGCTTCTTGCAGCAGGGCGTTTCGGAGCTTCGACTGCACAGATTTTTTCACCCTCTCTGAGCCTCTGTAATCGTCGTGGTGACCACGGGCGGAAAGAGTTTACCTGGGACGTAGATGGAGTGTCAGAAAGCCTCTCAGAAGCTCTCAGCGGAAGAGCGTTTTTTCCACCGTTCCAATTTCCTTAAAAACCCGATTTTTTCCTCCCCCACAGAGAAATTAGGAAAACACGATTTTTTCCCTTTTTACGGAAATTCTAAATGGAATTTTTACCATGCGAACTGTCCTGATTCGCTCCGCCAGAAATCCCCTGAAAAACCCTAATTTCAAATTACATTCCAGTGCCCCTCAAAAGCATGTTTTCCCTGCAAATTCCCACTTTATGGTTTTCAACGTAGTATCACAGGCCAGAAGCCGCTTTTTCCCTGGAAAACCACTCTTTTTGAATTCCTACTTGAAATTGGTATTTCAGCGATCCAGCATGGAATATGGGGATTGGTTAAATTCCCATTCCAGGCTGAAATCTAGCGAGGTTTCCACAGTGTGTTAGCCCGGCCGGAGTGATGGGGGAAATCCCTAGTGCCGAACCCTGAAATCCATACCCTCGGATGGCGCTATTCCAGAGCGGTGGACTAGGCGTTTCCCCTAGACCATTCCTGCCGCAAGGTCTTTCTTTCCGCCGATGGTAGAAAGCCTGAAATTCGGGATTGTGGTCGATTCCTGGAAAGCGTGAAATCCCGCTTTGCTCCAAGCGGCTAGCTAGGGGTCGAATTCCTCGATTCACGCGAGAGGGTTAGCGCGCGGAATCGAGCGGCTGGAAATCGGGTCTAGCTAGGGGTCGAATTTCCGCTTGGTTCCAGGGGTTGCGGAACCGGAGCGATTCTAAGCCGTTTTCAGCCTGCCGAAATCGACCCTAGGGAAACGTACGGCTAGACCCCTCGGAGCGGCTTAGCGGGGCTTAGAACGGCTTAGAACGGCTTTCCGGCCGGAACCCCTAGCCGCTCCGGAATCCCTGGAATCGAGCGGCCTAGCCGTTTGCCTAGGAATTTCCTAGGGTAGCGAAAGAAAAGTTCGCAAATAGCGGGAATTTCCTTCTGCCGGTTCCCTCGGAGCGGTTGGAATCGAGCGGCTAGCGGTGGAATCGGAGCGGCTGGAAAGGAAATTAGTTGAGGGGTCAATCGAAAAAGTCGCAATTTGCGGGATTGTCACGGTGGCCACCTAGGCCAA